ATAAGCGATAAGACTCGCGTCACGTAATCTTGGAAAGTATATACCACTGCCATATAAATTCCTTTTCTTTTTTAAATCAAGGTTATCTCGGACGGAAGCGGAGCAATCCACTTCCGTTTCGTCTATTCAAGACTCGTCAGCGAGAATTACCCTTCGAGGTAATCGAACTCGATAACAAGATTATCTAACGTCGGTATTGTGCCTGCCAACGTCAGGATAATCTCTAATACTGAATCCTTCGCGATATGCGTACTTAAGGCAAATGTCGCTTCCAGCACATTATAACCGGCAGCGGCAGCGGCGTTGTTTGTCGAAATCTTTGTCGTATCGTCTTCCAATGATATGACATAAGTTTCGTCACCAGTCGTGAAATCAAACGTACCACTCAGTCGTAATGCAAGCGGCGTCATGCCGACCGGTGCTGTGAATTTGATGAACGGGTCAGCCGTCGCTATGACCTGTGTCTTGTACATCCAGGTCATAGTATGCTTCGGGAAGCCAGCGGGTACTTCAGATGGATTTTGTCCCATGTTTTTATTCCTTCAAATATATTTCTCTTTTTCAAAGAAGGGCGGAACAACTGTCCGCCCTTTCAAATCAATTCACTAAGCAACCGTCTGTCCGTAGAATGAGCGGAAGTCAGTCACGGCGAGTCCCCAAATATGACGAATCTTGTAAGTGATCGCGTCATTAGTGAACCACGAACCGGTATTCGGAATGTCGCTCACGAATAACTCCGGCTCCTGTTTGCCGTCCAAGAATCCGAGTTCAAGTCCCATACAATCTTCGGGACGTGCCACAGTGGCATAATCAGTCGGATCTGTCCAGCATGGAACAACCACGATTTGGATACCCTGCTTCTGCAATAAAGTTATCGCAGCCGGATACGAACCCTGTTGAACTGTCAGTAATGTATAGGCGGCAGATTCCAGTATCGGTGGAACAAGAACAAATCCCGTGCGGATACCAATGGGGATGCGACTGTTCTTCTCAAGAAATCCCAGCATTGCGAGTCGTGCTAAATCTACACCCGTTGCAAGCGCGGTCGTTCCTGTGTTCGTTATGACAGCACCACCCGTGCATGGATGGTTCGCATTATACAAACTCACAGAATCGTAAATTGTATAAGCGCCAGCCGGTCGCAGAATGGTGTAGTAGATGTTGTAGTAAAGCGAATATGCGGCAGCACGCGCCAGCTTGGAAGGAATCTTCCTGATTGCTCCGACCTTATCATCTCGGATCATCTCAAGAGTAATCTCTTCCGTTCCGCCTTTCTTGGTCGGTGCGTAGGTGGCTTCCTCATCCGTCGGCGAGGTAAGAGGTGGATATGCGGCTCTCTCAACTACGGTCGGCAATAACCCATAACCTCCGTATCTCATGCGGTGGACCGTGCGGAAATCACTCAAGGGAACGATATCCGTGAATGGTCGCCATGTATCAAGCCCGGTCAATCCGTAATCGCGAACCAATGATTGATTCATAACATCGGCACACACTTGATCGAAATCAGCCGTTGTAATCGCTTCTGTGAATCTCATGCTACCTTGTTTCTTGCCGGTAAATTTTTCATCGCCGGTAAGCATGACATATGCTTCTCTCATGGAGTGCATCGGTGGAATATCGCCCAGATATTTCTTCATCTCTTCCGGTGTCGGTTTCGATGGTGATCCTTCGAGGAACAGTCCGAGCATACCTGCTTTTATCTTGTCAAGCCGATCTTGCCCTGCTTCCACAAAGATACGTTGCGGCGTATTCGAGAAAAGTTTCGCGTATGTGTCCTTTGTGTCTTTGATGAAGCCGGAGAGTTCCGCTTCCGTGAATAGTCGGTCAGTGAATGCTTTGCGGATATTATCCTGTAATGGAACAGGTAATCCACTTCGGACGATTTGTGCCTCAAGCATATTGATGCAGTTTTGTTTCTGGATCGCATCAAGGTTGGTTTGCATAAGTTTCATTGCTTCTTTGAAGTCGGCGTCATCCTTTTTGGGAGGATCCGCTTTGGGCGGGTCTGCTTTCGCTTCGGTCAATTTCTTAATCACTCCATCGAGGACTAAGACAGCATCCGCTCCGTCAATCTTGAAGCCATCGGGGAGGTGCATCCTGTCCTGTGCCTTGTTCGCCTCAAGCAAATGCATGAAAAGCTCGTTCTCGTTCACCTTCAAATAATCGACATTCTTAGATTCAAGAAACGCCGGCCATAAAAGGGTAAACAGAGTGAGCAGTCTTACTTTTGTTGGATTCATAGTATTTTTAACTCCTGAATTATTTGGGTATGGTAATGATTCGAGTAAATGATTGAACTCTCCGCCAGCGGCTCCCCGCTGAACGACATCGACGTCCACCTGTTGAAAAGTCAAAGCGTGTGGTAACTGCTCGCCGTTATATTCTTTCGTTTCGGCAGTCCCAAAGGCGTCAATGCTGAGTTGATAGAAATTAAGTTTGTTTTTCGATGCTAAAAATTTAAGGTTCTCCCCAAACCACTTTGCCGATGGTAATATCGTCAGGGTGGAAGTCAACCTATCCGACTCTGCCAAAGGACGGGACAGGTATCCGATCATATCCCTGACGACTTTCTCATTCGGTTTCTTGTGTCCGAACTCATCGGCAGAAGCATTGATATAAACCGGTGCACCGTCAAATGCGGGCAAACTCCCAGCTACTGCTTCCTTCGTATAAACGAAATGCGGAGACCGCGAGCTCTTGCCATACTTCAAAGGCGTTACAATCCATTGTTCACCCTCCTGCAAAACTATCTCCGCCGATTCGATGAACTTCGTTAATCCATCCACAGGGTCAACCGGAATAGAGGCAAGCATCACAGCATCCGGTACGATAGACTCGCCGAAACTGTCCTTATGTTCCGACATCCATTTCTTTGCCGATTCCATGTCAAACTTCTCAAGGTCAAAACGTACTGCCTGCGCTTCCCATTTATCGGAATCTTTGCGCTTGCAATAAATTATCCGAACGCCTTCAGTGATTTTCTTCGACCGGCAGGTGTCGTATTGCTCCGGCTCTTTGAGACGGTGGCGGAGCTCGTTTTCTGTTTTTTCCCAAGGCATGGATTAGTCTTTCTTTACTTTGATGGGTCCGAATACGGGATGATGGAATACCTTGCAGGTCTTGCCCTCCGCCATTAGATACACACCTTCATCGTTGAGGCAGGTCTCGGGTTTTGGTTCTGCGGATTCCGATTTTACAGGTTCATCCGATAAAAATGCAGGTTTGTTTTTCTTCGCCATGATATATCCTTTCATAAAATAAAAATGCCCTACCAAACTCTTTTGAGTTTAATAGAGCATAAAGTCTGTCGCATTTTGTTCCCCTATCTCAGGGAACGCGATCAATCAATTGCACTGTGAAGATAATAACGAATAATTAAATCATTGTCAAGTGGTTTGCATTGCTGCGAGTCTTTCCGCTTTTATTTCAGAGGCATATTTGTCAAAGCGGGCAATCGAAGGAATGATATGGCAACGGCAATTTATAGACTCCCCAGCCGGAAGTATCGAGTCATAAGGACCGTCTATTTCGTAAAGAATCCCATCGTTACCGAGCAGTTTGAATTTCTCGTTATATGGGATTTTTATGCCATCCATGGCTAAATGGTTCAATCGTGGCGGATGACCGAGATGTGAATGCTGCCATGTTTTATTCAAGTCGGGCACTTTCTCGCCTACCTGTTTCATGCGTTCAGAAGTTGAAAGCGAAAGGATTCGGTTACTCTCCGTTCTTGCGATTATCATTGCCCGATTACGTACAGTCCCGAATACAGATGGAGACGGAAGCTTCCCCGCTATCTCGTTTATTATTTCAGTGCTGCTTTTCTGTCCAATTAATCCAAGCATCAATTTCTTGTTTATCTCCGCTTTGACGTAATCCGTGAGTCCGGTTACCAGTTCAGCACCATACTTCTGAGCATTCGATAATACCTCTTCACTCAAGTACGGAACCGCTTTTAATATATTGGCCGTATCAATCGCAACATCAATCGTTTGGATACCTTTCACAAACATCTTGCGTTGGTTCTCCGAAAGCACGTCCTCGAATCTTATGCGATAGGTTTCCGTGATACTGGCAATGGTATTTTTTATTTCAGTGATTGTATATGCGGAAAGTTTCTCACGTTCGGCGATGATGAGAATGACGCGCTCCCTTAATTCATCGACGACCTTCAGGAATTCCTTGACTCCCTGACCTTCAGCTATCCGCGCCTTACGTAGAATAGCTTTTACTTCGAGGTCAATCTTTCGGCGGATAGTCGGCATTCAAAAGCATTGTTATGATTGCGTTTATGTTATTCTCCTTCTTCCGGCAAGAATAGTTTGGGCTTGCTCTTCTTCCCGTAAATATCGTTTGCTATATTCTCATCATTCTGATTTTTGATTTCATCGTAATCAATATCATAGTCCGGCGTTACACCCAAGCGCGTAATCAAACCATCACATATCTCTTTCGCCTTGTCTTGAGTAACCCAGTTATTTGAAGTGGCGAGTGTCAACGCCTGGATTATCTGAACGAATGCCGCACCAATTACTGCCGCATCTTTACGCTCGAAGTCGAACATATCAACATGAACTTCAATCACATCGTCTGTGCTGAACAGTTGCATCTTGTCGTTTGCCGTGTGCACAACATACAAGGCAATCGGTTCAATGAAGTCTTTTATTTTCTTCTGCTCCTTTTTCAGCATCCGCATTGTTGGGATGCCCATCGCGTCTGCCGTCGCCAAATTAGTGTTGCCTCCGTCAGCAAACCAATGTTCAGGATAACCTTTCGCAGCAAGGATGAAGTTCTTGATCATACGAGTCTCTTCTGCCTTATCTTGTGCCTTGAGGTCGGGTGTGATGACACTCCATTCTGTTTTCTCATTATGGAGTTTCACACTTCCCTTTCTCGGTGGTGCGAGTTCTGTGGCAAGGGTTTTCAATTCATCAAGGGTCGTGCCTGTCATCTTGCAGTCATAAAAGAATGCACCGACCAAAGCGGCGTGTTCTAATGTGTTAAAAAGGAATTGGTCGAATCCGTCCAGCCAGTCAACAAGGTTCATCAATTCAGGATAACCTCGCGACTGGTTCAGTAGTTTGTTCTGCTGGAAGAAGAACGCCTCACCTTCATACTTTCCAGCCTGCTCATTGAGCCGGATAATCTTTAATGGCTTTCCCACTCCTGCGGTGTTCGGCGGATTGTATGAGACCGTATCCACCATAAATCCAGAAGTATCATAAATAACCTTGTCAATCAGTTTTGTGTCGATATATCCGAGACGCACCATGCCATTAAAAGTATTCGGAGTAACAGGTAAAAGTAATTCACCTGTCAATTTCAATTCCGTGATGTAGTCTTCAATGCGTTCATAGAATTTATTTATCGGATCAAGGCAGAACATATCCCACCTCTTCTGTACCGCCTTAGTCTTTTCTTCGTCCTCTTCCCCCGCTTCATTTTTAACGATGAGTTTGATATTGAAGTCATCACCCAAACAGAAATCCATGACAATCTCAATCATGCGTTGACAAAGAGGATTCCTTTGCCAGAGGTACAAGGACATTTCCCT